GTGGCACAACAACGACAAGGCGAAGTTTCTGCCTGCGGGCCGGTGGAGTGAACCGACGAATCTGGCGGCCGACCCTGGTATTGAATCGTACTTGATCAACTTCATGTATCAACCTTTGGGCACCTATTCATGGGCCGACTTTGCCCGCCAGTGGGACGCGGCTGTTGACCGGATGAAGGCTGGCGACCTTGACCCGATTCGAACGCTGGTCAATACACGCATGGCCAGGGCGTTTGAAGATCGCGGCGAAAGCCTGGATGCGCACGAACTTCAGCGTCTGCTCGAGCCGGACTGGGATTTTGTGCCTGACGATGTGCAGCTTGTTACGATGGCAACTGACGTGCAGGGCAAAGACGGCGGCCGGTTCGAAACGATGTGGATCGGCTGGGGCGCAAACGACGAAGCCTGGATGCTTGATTACGTTGTGACGCCGGGTGAATTGACCGAACCGGAGACATGGGCGGCACACGACCGGCTGCGGGCGCGGACATTTGAGTTCGCGGACGGCCGAAAAGCGCCCGCGTCTATTTGTTTCATCGATCGTGGTTTCGAGGCAACCCGCGTTCTCCAGCACACGCTAAAGCGGGGCCGCGCCAGGACATACGCGATCAAGGGCGTCGAGGGAACGCCGAAAGACGCAATCATTTCCAATATTCCGAGCCGGACTAATCTCAAGGGCGTGAAAAACGCGCCGTACTACGCGATTCGCACGGTCGCGGCCAAAGATGCATCCGACGCAATGCTGCGAGTGACGAACCCCGGCCCTAAATACCTGCACATCCCGGAGTCGCTGCTGGACAAGGTGCCGCACCTGCTTGACATGCTGACTGCTGAGCGGCGGCTGAAAATCAAGGGCCGGGTGTCGTGGGAAAAGAAGTCGAAGGATCGGGCAAATGAAGCATGGGATCTCCTCGGGTACAATATCGCGGCTAGGTCGTTTGCGTGCCTCGGCGGTTTTGTTTTCGGGGCGAAGGCAGAACCCGCTTTGCCACCTGTTACTGGCTCCGACCTTGCAGACGTCGTCGGCACGGCCCCGGAACCCACGGCCGAAATCGTTAAAATTTTGAATAATTTGCCACCAGCCTTACCATCCGAGTTGAGGCCAGCGAGGAAAAAGCGGCCGAAAACTGGATGGTTATCCAACGCGAGGTATTAATTATGACGACTTCGGAGGCTGTCGCGGCTCGTGACGCACTGCTCGATATGCTCGGGGCGGGCATACTCGAAAGCGGTCACGGCGACAAACGGATCAAGTTCGCCACTTTTGACGAGTTGCGGGCACGAATCGACTATCTTAACCGGTTCATTTCAGGCGTTACCAATGCGCGGCCCCGCGCTGGTCGCGTGCGGTTTGGAGGCCAGGAATGAAAAACGAAAACGGAATATCAACCGGACTGAAAGGTGCAGCCCGTGTCGCATCCGGCGAAGCAGTCGCCGTCGAAAAAAGCAAGATCAAGGAAAACATCGAGCGCAAAAAGGCTCGGCCCCGGAAGCGCGGTTACGTCGCGGCCGGCCAGTCAGGGGAACAGTCGCTGTGGCGGGGCTCGGCCGGTGATGCGAATTACGACATCCAGACCGGGCTCGAAAAGCTGCGGGCGAAGTCTAGGGACGCCTATCAGAACGAAGCCTACGCGCATGACATCATCGACACGTATGTTGACCTGCTGATCTCCACGGGCATCAAGCCGACGCCGGACACAGGTGACGACAGGCTGAATGATCGCGTTTGGGCGCTGTGGCAGAAGTGGGCGAAAAATCCGGTTGCCGGCAGCCCGATTGATTTTTACGGCTTTGAACGGCTGCTGGCTCGCCATATCGTGATGGATGGCGAAGGGATGACGCGGTTTAGGGTTAGGCGCTTAGATGATATGCCAGGTGTGCCACCGCTGAAACTGCAACCGATCGAGGCCGACCTTTTGCCGATATCGAAAATCGAGATTCTTTCGAACGGCAGCCGGATTATATCCGGCGTCGAGTTCGACAAGATCGGCGAAATCGCGGCGTATCACCTGCTGAAGGAACACCCAGGATCCTCGATGCTGCTCGGCGCCAGGGGCAGCACCACGGAGACAACCCGCGTCCCGGCTGAAAATATCATTCATGCCTTTGACCCGGTGCGGTCTGGCCAGGTCAGGGGCGTACCTTGGCTGTCGCCGATTCTGCTGACCATCAAAAATTTTCATGATTTGCTTTACGCGGTTCAGGTTGCGGTACATGCGATCGGCACGCTGGCTTTCATCGTCGAGGGCGGAGATTCGTCTGATCCGATTCCGGGCATCAATCCCGTCATCGAAAACGGCGACGTTTTGCATGATGCAGACGGCTCGGTCGTCGAGGAGATGGTTCCCGGCCTGGTCGCTTATACACCTGACGGGAAAAAGGTCACGATCACGACGCCGCAAATGCCAACCGGCATGAAGGAGCTTGTTTCGACGTACCTGCACGAAATCGCGGCGGCTATCGGCTTGTCGTATCACACGGTATCTGGCGATATGTCGGACGCCAGTTTTTCACAGGCGAAACTTGGATTGATTCGCGAGTCGGTACATCTCGCTTGTTTGCGCGAACTGATGCTGATCCCGATGGCGCTTGATCCCATTTACCGCCGTTTCATCCGCGAATCGATCAATTACGGCTTTTTGCCGGACGATCCTCGTCTGTATGGCGTGCGCTGGACTAGTCCGCGCATACCGTCGGCGGACGAAGAAAGTGAGACTAGAACCGCGATCCTGAAAATGCAGGCTGGCCTTGATTCGCGACCGCGCATTATCGAGGCCGGCGGCTTGGATCCTGACACCGTCACGACCGAGATCGCGGCCGACATCAAGGCTGCCGACGAAGCAAATTTGCTTTTCCTTGGCAACCTGAACCAAGTTACACTTGCCGGCCAGATCCAGGCCGTGCAACCCGTCGCATCGCAACCCTCGAAATAGCGAAATCGCCAAAATTTGACACAAGCTCGAAATCGGTTATTTTTCGGGTAAGGTGTCTCAATCCGTGACGCCGTATCATTTTGAGGCGATGATAATGAACCCCGAAAAACTGACAAGAGCAAAGCCGACCACGCAGACAGCGCCGATTATGCGCGCCGGTCGCGAACTAATTGCCCGCATGGACGCCAGGTTTGCGCCAGACAGCTTTGACGCTGAGACAAACACAATCGCAGTGTCCCTTGGGACTGGCGTTCCGGTCGTCCGGTACTCATGGGCTGATGACGAATTTTTTGTCGAAAAGCTGGAAATGAGCGAAGGCGCTTGGGATCTCGACCGCATGAATTCCGGCGCGCCGTTTCTGGTTGATCATCGCAGTTACGACCTTGACGCCATTATCGGCAAGTTTGTTCCGGGATCTGTCCGCGTCGTCAACGGTGAATTAATCGGGCGCGTCAAACTGTCGCGGTCAAAGCGAGCAGAAGACAATGTCCGCGATATTCTGGATGGCGTTATTTCCTGCACGTCGGTTGGGTATGTGGTCAAGGAGTGGCGTGATGACGGTGTAGACGAAGAAACAGGGCTGCGGGTTTTTACGGCGGTTTTAATTGAAGCATTGGAAGGCTCGGCGGTTGGTATTCCCGCCGATATAACTGGTGGCATACGTTCCGCGAGCGCGGACATGAAGGAGGGCACACGAAAAATGGACAAAGTCACAAAGACAGATCCGGTCGTCGAAAGCGCCGAGCCGGTCGCGGTTGGTGCCGAGGCTGACCCCGTCGTTGTCGATGAAAGAGCGATTGCTGACAAAGCGGTTGCGGAGTTTGAGGCGCGATGCGTGGAAATTCGGAACCTGGGCCGTAAGCTCGGGATTCCTGAAAGCGAGATTGATTTACTGGTTGCCGACAAGAGACTGTCGGCTGAAGGCGCGATGCGGAAAATGGCCGACATCCGCGCAGAGAGGGATGGCATGCTTGAGACGAATTCCCGGATCGACGTGATGACCGACGAGCGCGACAAGAAGCGCAATTTGATCGGGCAGGCAATCGAAGCCCGCGCCCGTGTCGAAAAAAATCCGGATCGCGAGGCTATGCGGCAGTTTGGTATGCTGTCGCTGGTCGAAATCATCCGCGATTATCTGGGCCCGGACACCAAGTCGCTGAACCGGAACCAGCTTTTCAAGCGCATGACCTCGTCCGATTTCCCGCTTGTGCTGGCGAACCTCGCGAACAAAGTTGCTATGGCGCGCACCGAGCAGTCCGCAGAGTACCGTTGGTTTGAAAGGCTGTTTACGCGGATGGATTACAACGATTTCCGCGCCCACAACACCCCGTGGCTCGGTGCTGCAACCAGCCTGTCGCAGGTCAATGAAGGCGACGACTACCAGCTTGGTACGATGTACGAACGGAACGAAACCTCGACGGCCTTCAAGTACGGCAAGGATTTCGACTTCACGATGGAGATGATGGTCAATGACGACCTGGACAGTTTCGTACTTGCTCCCAGCATCGTGACTGAGGCTGCATGGCGCACGGCATCCAATCTGTGCGCGGCCCTGCTGTCGGGCAACCAGACGATGGGCGACTCGAACCCCCTGTTCGATGCGGCTCACAGCAACATCGGCGCCAGCGGTGGCGTGCCGACGGCGGCCAGGCTCAACGATCTGGAACAGCTTCTGCTGAACCAGACCAGGCCGGTTCCGGGCGGTGGCGTCGAGCGCATTGGTACCAGTGGCCGTTGGCTGCTGTTCCCGGCCAGCCTGAAGCCGATCGTGAAGCAGATTTTCGAACCGATCACTCGGCCCGATCACACGACCGAAGTCCTGGCCGTTGGCATCCCGGAAGAAAACCGGATCTTGGTGCCGTCGTTTACCGGAACTGCGTACTACATGGCGACCGGCAGGATCGGTTCCGCCAGGTTCGGCTACCTGCGAGACGAAGGCGGCCTGGTGGTCGAGCAGTACAACGTGCCCGAAGCCGACAAGATTGTGTACCACGCCAGGCTGGTTTTCGGCGCGCACATCAACAAGTGGGAAGATTTTGCCTACAACGCCGGTGCGTAGTTGGCACAAATTTTGAACCGCCCGGGCTGAATTTTTGGCCCGGGACGGTTTGAAAAAAAGGAGATCGAAATGGCGACAAATGTGATTCGGGACAAAAACGGCATGGGCGTGATCGAAAGCGTCGGCGCCGATTACTCGTCCGGTGATTTTATTGTTCAGGGCCTGCTTCACGGCATTTCCTTGAATGATGTCGCGACCGGTGGAAACGCAACCGTTCAGATGATCGGTGAAGTCTCCTACGCGAAGGCGGCTGGCCAGGTCTGGACTGAAGGCGACGAACTCTTTTTCGACGCTGGCAACGACGAGTTCACGACGATTGCGACGACCGACGGCGTTATCCGTGGGTATGCGGCGGAAGATGCTTTGATCGCGGCAACGTCAGGGTTGATTCGCCTGTGCGACGGTCACTACACTGCGGCTGGCGCTTTTGTTACGTACGATAACGGAACGTCCGGGCTCGCAGCTACCACGGTTCAGGACGCGATCGATGAAGTCGAAGACCGCGTGGACGACCTGGAAAGCGAAAAGATGGATCTGGTCGCGACCCCGACCGCAGGCAACCTCATTGAGATGGACGCCACCGGACAGGGCGTTGACTCTGGCCTTGCGACCGCTGACGTTCAGGTGCTCACCGTTCCCGCTGCTGCTGGCAACCTGGCTGGCCTTGATGTTGGTGGTACGCTGACGGATTCCGGCATCGCTGCCGCCGACGTTCAGGTGCTCACCGTTCCCGCTGCTGCTGGCAACCTGGCTGGCCTTGATGTTGGTGGTACGCTGACGGATTCCGGCATCGCTGCCGCCGATGTTCAGGTGCTGGCTGTTCCCGTGGCCGCTGGCAACGTCGCTGAACTGGACGCGACCGGCGCCATCGCTGACAGCGGCATCACCGCCGGCGAAATCGACGCCGCAGTTTTGGCCGGTTACAACACGACCGACGGCGCCCGTAACAGCACAAACACGGCGCAGGCTGTCGCTGACTCTACCGCTACCGACATCGCGCTTGAGGACGCCGAGTTTGCGGGCGATGTTGCCGTTGACGTGACGTTCAAGGAGTTCACGATTCCGGTTTCCGGCGTGTACGCGATTGCGTTTTCGTTGACGTTCGACACGGCGGCTGGCGGTACAACCCGCGTGGCGGATCTGCTGGTCAACGGCACCTCGCGCGCTGGCGGCGAGGAAGCCCCGTCTGGTGCCGGCCCGGATGTCGTCGAGGATTACGTCATCCTGTACCTGGCGGCAACTGATGTTGTCAAGCTGGCCGGGTTCCAGGACAGCGGCGGGCCTGTCAACGTTACCGCTGGCAGACTTGCGATTCAGCGGCTCCAGTAACCTGACTTTACGCGAGGCTCCGGCTGCCTTTCGGTGGCCGGGGCCGCCACTGGCCCTTAATGGGTGAGTAAATGGCGAGCATCTACACCGGCAATACAATCAAGTGCATCGCGCCCGTCGGTGGCGTTGTGCTACGCGAGGCGTCATTAAGCGCATCGGATATAGGGAGGGTTGACGTGAAGTGTATCGTAAAAAGTTCCGCTGGCGAGGTTCTTTGTGCTGGTCGGGTTTTCGGCATTGACCCGGTTATTGCCGATGAAACGCCGGAGATCCTTTACTACCTGGCGATGGGCTGGCTTCAGCGGTGCGCGCCTGCCAATGCGGCCGAGCCCGCCAAGCCGGAAGCGTCCGAAACCCCGGCGCCGGGAAAGATCGTGCGTCGGAAAGCGAAGGGGGTGTGATGCTGCTGCGGATTCGCGATAAAGCTGCAAAACTGGTAAACGACTCGACAGTCTCTGTCTGGGGACAGGACGATATCGTTTACACGGACACAGCCGGAAAAGTGGATGCGCTGGAGGCGGTTTTTGATGAGGCTTACCAGATGGTCGATACCGGGGAAAACGGCGCTGTAATAACGATGACGGCTCCTGTGCTTTCATGCAGGCTGGCGGATTTTGTGAACTCGACGCCGCAGTGTGACGGTCAGGTGACGATCGGCACGCGGTTTTTCGTCGTTAACTCGGTTGAGCGCACCGGCCATTTGGACTGCCGCTTGATTTTGTCGGAGCGTATGTGATGTCGGTATTGAGCGTCAAGGCACTGCGGTCGTGGGTTAAGTCCGAAATGGCGGCTCTTTTTGGCTCGTCATACTCGGTCTTTGACTCGAGGTTGCGACCGATTGACACAACGCGCCTACCTGTGATCGTCGTCGGCATTCTGTCCGGCGCCGAAGATGACTCGGCAAAAGAGGACATCACGATTCGCGTCCAGGTCACGCACGGCGCGAAGGCGGTTGATTTCGTCGGTGACGCCACGGATTCGACGCTGATGGATCGCGTCGAAGATGATGTTTACAGGATCCGAAACCGCTTCCAGCAGTCGGACGTCGCTGATCAGGTCGGTCACCTGTCGCGCTGCTCCTGGGATTACAGTGGCGGGGATGATGGCAACATCCTGGCGGCATGGGCGAATGTTGATTTGACTTTTGAGCGCCGGATATTCTGGACAGACGACGACGCGGAGCCGGTCGAGTTCGATGCGGTAATGCTGGACACGGAAATTGCGGACACCGGGATTGAGATTACAACGGAGGTTGATTTATGAGTGCGCGGGCGCGATTTGAGTGGGTGAAGTCAATATCGGGCGGGCCGGTCAAGATCGGAGACGTAACGGTGACCGGCGAGCCGGTGCGGGTGCTGGTCAATATGGATCTGGCGACGGCTTACCGTGACCGCCAGATTATTCTCTTGGGTCGGGATTGCCCCGTCATGAGTAGTGGCAAGAAAAAGGATAAGGAGGCATCGAAATGACATTTGAAAAAATTCCAAGCACGCTCAAGAATCCGCTTTTTTACGTCGAGGTCGGCGATCCGATCGGCGCTGGCGAAGACGTAAAGACTTCGGTGATAATCGGCCAGCGCATCACTGGTCAGGGCGCTGGAACTAACGACACTCCGATTCAGATTTTTTCGGCTGACGACGCGGCCGCTGCTGCGGGTCTGGGGTCGATCGCGCACCGGCTGGCGCTGCACTATTTCGAGGAAGACAAGGGCAGTCAGGAGGTCATCCTTGTTCCGATCGCCGATGCTGGCGGCGGGGCCAAGGCCGCCAAGACCTTTACTTTTAGTTTTTCGGGCGGCGCGACGTTGACCGCTTCTGGCACAATCGCGTTTCTGGTCGCGGGCGAGAAGGTTCGCGTAAATGTCACGGCGGGCAGCGATATCGCTGCGGTCGGGGCTGCGATTCAGGCGGCATTTGGCGCCGATGAAGCTGGCGCCGTGGCGATTGGCAGTCGAGTGCCTGTGACATGTGCAGCAACTGGCGGGGCTTGCACGTTCACGGCCAGGAATGCTGGCGTCCTCGGCAATGATATTCGGATTGTCATCAACTACCTTGGCACTCCTGGCGGCGAGGTCATGCCAGGGAACCTGGTCTGTGACACTTACGACGAATTTCTTGCGAGCGGATCCGGCATACCGGACATCACGGCGGCCCTGCTGGCACTGTCGCCGTACGCGATTTTCGGCCTGATTGAACCGCACTACACGGCTGACGAATTGCTGGAAAAGCTGAATGAATTTGCTGATCGTTGGGATTGGGACATTTCGACTTTTGGCGGTCACTTCTTCGGCGTCGTCAAGGAAACGCTGACCGAAATCGCTGGTGTTGCGGCTGTTGACGACAACCTGAAAAACGACCTACACGCTTGTGGCGTTGCCGCGGCTCGCGTGCCGTTTGACAGTGTCGCGCTTTGTGCGGCTTATGCCGGTGCGTGCATATCGTCCCTGCGTAACGACCCGTCGCTGCCGGTGCAGTCGGTCAGGCTGTCGAGCCTGTACCCTGTCCGCAAGGCCGACAGGCTCACGATCAACGAACTGGAATCGCTGACGGCGGCAGGGTTTGCTACCATCACATTTGATTCGACGGGTGTTCCGGTCGTGTCTCTGGAACGGACGACGATGCTGAAGAATGCCCTGGGCGCGCCGATAACCGGGGGCGAGGCAATTCAGGTGCCGTACACGACACAGTACCTGATCGAGTCGATGCGGACATACTGCCGCACGGCATATGCTCGCGTGAAGCTGGTTGATGATGGTGCGAGGACTGATGAAGGCGTGGCAGTAGTAACGCCACTCGAAATCAAGTCGGATGTCGGATCGCTTGCCGACGACTGGGAAGGCGCGGGCCTGATCGAAAGCGCGGAGCAGTTTAAGAGCGCGCTGATTGTCGAGCGGGACAGCGTCAACAAAAATCGGATCAACATTGGCTTTGAACCGGATTTGGCGAACCAGCTTCGCGTGATCGCGGTCAGGGCGGTTCCGAGGGTTTAATTTTTTATTCCGGCCCCGGGTTGGCACGTTTTTTGAACCGCCCGGGGCCGGAAATTGACGGAGGCTTGAAATGGCTGGCACTGGAAAAAACATCGGCGGCGACTTCATCATCAAGTTTGGCACGCAAAAGCTGGAAGCAACCGAGGCATCGACGGTACTTAACCCCATCACGCATACGCCGCAGGTCGCGTCGGATGGCATGGTTTACATGTCTTCTCAACCTGGTGCGAGCACGG